ATGGAAGATATTAAGACAGCAATAGATAGTGCGTGGAATGCATACCGGGAACGGTTCGGTACAGATGCCAAACTTGAAGAAGGTGATCAGGTTGCAGTTGTCATGAATAATTGTGTACTGGTTATCAGCTTACAGGATGCAACACTTAAATATGATTTTATCGGTGGTAAACCTTTACAGGTTGATCATACATTAAGAATTTATGAAAGTGAGGGTAAATAAATGAGTAGTGCAAAGAAACACAAACAGAGAAGTCACAGAAGTTACAGAAACAGTGTTGCAACAGCTGAACATTTTCAGAACAGACAGATTTTGAAGGTGTCACAGCAGAAAGCAATGAAAGAAAAGAGCAATCTTTTTACTAAGTTAATGGGCTTATTCAAGAAAGGAGATAAATAAACATGGCACAGAAAGTTTTAATTATGGGTGAATCCGGTACAGGTAAAAGTACAAGCCTTAGAAATTGTGACCCGGCAACAACAGCGGTTATCAATCCGGTAGGTAAACCATTACCGTTTAAGAATCACTTTGAAATGCTGAACAATGAAACCGATGCAAGAAAAATTGTGAAGTACATGAAAGAACAGTGTGCAGCAGGTAAGAAGCTGTTGGTGGTTGATGACTTCCAGTACATTCTTGCAGTACCGTACATGAACCGTATCAAAGAAACTGGGTGGGACAAGTACAATGATTTTGGTGCGAACTACTTTGAAATCATTGACTGTTGCAAAGACTTACCTGATGATGTTGTAGTCGTTTATATGACCCATTTGGAAACTTTAGATAACGGTCTTACAACTGTTAAGCTGATTGGTAAACTGTTGCGTGAGAAGATCACCATTGAAGGACTGTTTACCGTTGTACTTAGAACTGGTGTGAATGAAGCCAAGTATTACTTTTACACACAGAACAGCGGAAAAGATACAGTAAAATCACCGCTTGGAATGTTCACCGCATACGCTATTGACAATGATCTTAATTATGTTGTTGACAAGATCAGAAATTATTATGAACTTGGTGATTACAAGTCAGATGATGAAATGAATGCTGCTGATCAGGCGGTTGCATCTGATCTTGAAAAACCTGACAGCAAAGGCAGAAGAACAAGAGGTAAAAAAGCTGAATCTGCAACACCAACAGATGCAAAGGAAGAAAAGACTGGAAGAACACGTAAGAGTAGGGCAGAAGTTCAGGCAGAAAATGAACAGAAGATTGCTGATCACATGGATGAAGTTGACAAGGCTATTGATCAGGCTTTTCCGGGACAGGAAGAAGTACCATTTGATGAAGCAATGGATGTTGCCGATAAAGTACCGAAACCGGATTTACAGAAACCACCAAGAAGAACACGTAAGGAAAGAAATGCTGAAAAGTCTGAACCTGTTCAGGACGGTACAACGAACACTGATTCTGAATCTGTCACACTGAAAGCAGATGCATATTTTTATGTTCCGGCTGATGATAACTATGTGATGAAGCATAAGGGTGATACGGTTGACCTGATCGTTGATGGTGTTGAGGTTATGAAGGTAATCACAAGAGAAGAATTTAATGCAGGAATCAAAAGACTTGCACAGGAAAACAACACTGTACCTGCTGACGCACAGACCCCGGCTGAACCTTTAGACGGTGCTATGAACCCACCTGAACAGCACGTCAGAGGTCAAAGACGAAGAAGAACAAGATCATGATTGCATTAAATATTTTTCTTGCAGTCATGGCAGCATTCTTTGGATTCGGTTCAGTGGGTGACAGGATTCAGAAAAATAGGGATAATTATACAAGGGTTTGTATTGCTTGTATCATAGCAATTATAATCATAAATTTATTTTAAGAAAGGTTAAATGGTGAAAAATTATGGCAGTAGATTTTAGTGCATTCGATGAACAGGTTGATCTTAACGCATTACAGAAAGAGGTTCAGGAAGCAGACGATTCACAGTTTGAAGATGTACCGGATGGGGATTATGATGTAAGTTTCGATAAAATGGAGATCAAGCCAACAAAGAAAGGTGACAAGCTGATGTTTTCCGCACAGTGTAGCATCTTGGAAGGTAATCAGAAAGGTAGAAAGATTTTCTTCAACCGTACTATTTCCGGCAACACTTCACAGAAGTGGACTAATGGCATGGCAATCAAATCTGTTTGCACATGGCTTGATAAACTTGAAACAAATACAGTACCGGAATTTATCAACTACAGTGATTTTGCTGATTGCGTACTTGATATTTTTCAGGAAGTACAGGGTAAAGTTGGTGCAGCAGTTACCTATAAGGCTGATAACTTCAATCCAATTACTATCAACGAAGCATTCGATATGTAAAAAATTTTAATTTAAAAGTAGATAAAACATCTACTTTGCAGTAAGATAACACTTAAGGCGGTGTGTAAAACGCACACCGCTTTTCAAAAAGTGGGTGATTTAGTAAATGATATTCTACGATTTTGAGGTTTTTGAAAAGGATTGGCTTGCTGTATTCATTGATGTGACGAATAAAAAAGAACACGTGATAATCAATAGCCCTGATAAACTAAAAGCCTTATATGAAGCAAATAGAAAAGATATATGGGTAGGATTTAATAACCGTCACTACGATCAGTACATCATGAAAGGTATTCTGCTTGGTATGAATCCTAAAAAGATCAATGACTGGATTATCGTTGACAATAAAGAAGGTTGGCAATATTCAAGAGCATTCAATAAATTACCCATGATCAACTATGATGTAATGCCAAGCAACGATGAAACCATGAAAACAGTCGGATTGAAAACAATGGAAGGTTTTCTTGGTTCAAACATCAAGGAAACTGATGTTGATTTCCGTATCAAAAGGAAACTGACACCTGAAGAAATAGAACAGACGGTTAAATACTGTAGGCATGACGTAGAACAGACTATCAAGGTATTTCTTGAAAAAGTCAGTGAGTTCAATGCAGTTCATGGAATTATACAGGCATTCCCAAAAGAAACGTCACTGTATGACATTGGTGACAGTGAAGCCCGGATAACAGCAAAGGTTCTTGGGTGTTCAAAAACTCATTTTGGTGATGAATTTGATTTCTTTTTTCTTCCATGCCTGAAACTGAAAAAATATAAATACGTTCAGGAATGGTTTGCGGAGAAAAGAAAAGAAGCCCTTGAAATGGGGTTACAAGATTTTGACAAAAAAGATAAAAAGACTTGGTACAAGTCACAGAACTTTGAAACAGTTGTTGCCGGAATACCGCACACGTTTGGTTTTGGTGGTCTGCATGGTGCATCTGATAAGCCGATACATCGGAAAGGTCAGATTCTTCATGTAGACGTAAATAATTACTATCCGTCAATGCTGATTGCATGGGGACTTGTAACAAGGGCAGCAACCAATAACAACTTCAAACTGGTGTATGACACAAGAAAAGCTATGAAAAAGAAACAGGTTGCAGCAGCTAAAGTCGGAAGAAAGGCAGAAGCAAAGCAATGGAAAAAAGCACAGTTGCCGTATAAGAAGATGCTGAATGCACTTTCAGGGGCAATGAAAGATGAAACCAATGCTGCATATGATCCACGTAATAACAACTGTATGTGTATCAACGGTCAGTTGATGTTGCTTGATCTGATTGAGCATTTGGAAGTTGTGCCGGGACTTGAACTGATTCAGTCAAACACCGATGGTTTGATCATTTGGATTCCTGACACTGATGAAGCCTTTGAAATGGTTGATGATATTTGTTGGGAGTGGGAACAGCGTTGTTCTACTGAACAATGTTCAATCTTGCTTGAACTTGACAATATATCAGAAATCTATCAGAAGGACGTAAACAATTACCTTTGGATTGGTACTGATGGCGGTGTTGAAAGAATTGGTGCTTACGTCAAAGAACTTTCTGCTATTGATAATGACTTACCAATACTGAATAAAGCGTTGGTTGACTACATGGTGAAAAAGATACCTGTTGAACAGACAATCAATCAGTGTGATGACTTGATTATGTTCCAAAAAATAGTGAAGCTGTCAAACAATTATAACTGGGTTGAGCATGAACATGGAACTGGTCAGATCATTAAGACAACAAAACACCGGGACGGTACACGAACAGAAGTGTGGTCATATCCTACCACACAAAAATATACTTATAAATCTTATCGTGTGTTTGCTTCCAATCGTGTTACAGACGGTAGGTTGTTAAGACGTAAGGTTGTAAAACCAAAGGGTGAAAAATTTGGAAACACACCTGATCACAGTTTCATTTATAACGATTCTGTAATTGGGGTTAAAGTACCACCGGAATTAGATAAGCAGTGGTACATAGATTTAGCAAGAAAAAGACTGAAACAATTTGGTATTGCAGCATAATACCGGAAAGGTGGGAACATGACAGACATTACAATCAAATATGATCATGGTCAGATGCTTATTCATCTTGAAGAATTTCTTTCATGTAGAAGTATCTCAAAGGTTCGTAAGCTGATTAAGTTAATCAATCGAAGTGATAACCCTGACATTGTGAATCAGATCAAAGATCACATTCAGTACAGAATGGAAGGGTTGGACAATATTACAATGATTACCGAAAACAGGATTGACCGGAATAAGGCAGAAGTGAAAGATGCTGAAATGAACGTGCAGCACTGGTTATATTTGCGGTCACAGCATAAGAAAGGTAGTAACGGTTACAAGCATTACATGACAAATGTGAAAGAAAGCCGGGACACATTGAAAGAGAAAAAGGCAGATTTGAGATCAGCCGAAAAGGAATATAAGGACAGCATCAGGGACAAAGAATTTTTCAGTAAATTGCTGTCAGAAGTATTTAGTTAAAGGATGGTGAAACAGGATGTTGTACAAAGGGTACATAAAGACAAAAGGCAAGAAAGCAATCGAAGCATTCAAAGACCGGACAAAATACCGCACTTATGACGAAGTGAAGAATCTTGAAGGGTTCGGTGGTGTTCTTGCTGATGATACCATCCTGATAGATATTGACGATGCTGAACAGTCTGAAATTTTAATGAACATTGTGGAGGAATATCAGCTTGATTGCCGGGTGTATTGTACAAGCCGGGGCAGACATTTTTTATTTAAGAATCATAGTATTACAAGGAACAGGACACATGTACCGCTTGCGGTTGGTCTGACAGCAGATATAAAACTTGGTACACGTTCATCATATGAAGTAATCAAGATTGACGGTGAAGAACGCTTTATTGAGTGGGACATTGAAGAAGGTGGAACATATCAGGAAGTTCCAAAATGGTTGTTCCCGGTTCGTACAGCGGTTGACTTTCTTGATATGGATGCAGGTGACGGACGCAATCAGGCATTATTCAATTATATCCTGACACTTACATCAAATGATTTTAGTGTTGATGATACAAGAGAATGTATCAGGATTCTGAACAGATTTGTTCTGAAAGAGCCGTTATCTGATGATGAACTGGAAGTGATTCTTAGGGATGAAGCATTTCAAAAACCTGTATTCTTTTGTGATAAGACATTCCTGTTTGACCGTTTTGCAACATGGCTTAAGAACAATGAAAATGTAGTCAGTATAAGTAATCAGTTACATATCTATCAAGATGGGATTTATCAGGTTGGGTACAAGGCTATTGAAACAGCTATGATCAATCAGATACCTAACCTGAAAAAGACACAGCGAAGAGAAGTATTAGAGTATATGGAACTTATAGCTGATGAAAAAGCACAGGCAGATGCACGTTATATAGCATTCAGGAACGGTGTGTTGGATATTGTGACCGGACAGATGCAACCATTCAGCCCTGATTTGGTTATTACCAATCAAATACCTTGGGACTATAACCCGGAAGCCTACAGTGAACTTGCTGATGATACACTGAACAAATTAGCTTGCGGTGATCAACCGATCAGGGCATTACTGGAAGAGTGCATTGGCTATTGCTTTTACCGCAGGAATGAACTTGGTAAGGCATTCATCCTGACAGGTGACAAGTCCAATGGTAAGAGTACATTCCTTGATTGTGTCAAAGCAATTCTTGGTGATGGGAATATATCAGCACTTGACCTTAAGGAATTAGGGGACAGGTTCAGCACATCAATGATGTTCGGAAAACTGGCAAATATCGGTGATGATATTGGTGATGACTTCCTGCAAGGTTCACAGGTAGCAACATTCAAGAAAGTAGTTACAGGTAACAGAATCAAAGCAGAAAGAAAAGGGCAAGACCCTTTTGAGTTTAACCCTTATGTGAAGCTGCTGTTTTCAGCAAATGATATACCAAGAATGAAAGATAAGACAGGGGCAGTTCTTAGACGTTTGGTGATTATTCCATTCAACGCAAGATTTACAAAGTATTTACAAAGTGGTGAGATTGACCCGGATTACAACCCTTATATCAAGTATCAGTTGGTTGAACAAAGTTCAGTTGAATATCTGATCAGGGTAGGTGTAGAAGGACTGAAAAGAATCATTGAAAACAATGAGTTCACCAAGTCTGAAAAAGTGGCTGAACAGATTGATGAATATGAAAATGAAAATAACCCAATCAAGGCATTTATTGATGAATGCGGTGTTGAAATGATTGAGGATGAACCGACAGGTGACGTATACAGCAGGTATCAGGTGTTCTGTGCTGATTGCGGTATGCAGCCGATGTCAAACATCGTATTTAGTAAGCAGATCAATAAGCGGTTGGGATTTGAAACAGTAGTAACTAAGGTAGGTGGTAAATCTATCAGGATATTTAGAAAGGTGTGACGATATGGAAAAGTTAGTATTAACAGGTACGGTTTGTTTTTGCTGTGGTCTTACGGTTGGGTTAATCCTTGGTGCTGTAGTAATGGCATTAGCTGTTGCAGCGAAAAAGTACAAACCCAAGACGAAGGAAATTGATGATTGTTGGGGTTGTTTCGGTGCTGCAAATGGTGATTGCGATCACTGCCCGGTGAAAGGAGAGGAGTAATAAGGATGAAGAATAAAGAGAAGTATGCAAAAGAGATTGTGGAGCTTGCTTGCAACGGTGAGGGTATTGCTGTTAACAAGCATTCAGGAATGGTTTTTCCGTGCAATAATATTCCGTGTAGTAATTGTTTGTTTGATAACGACTATTATTGCGAAGAGGAAAGAAAAAAATGGGCAGAATCCGAGTACAATGAAAAGCCAGTGATTTCCAAAAAAGATAAAGCTTTTTTGGAGTATCTCAAAGAAGAGTATAAGTATATTGCAAGAGATAAAAATGATGTCTTATACGCATACAATGCAGAACCATGTAAGGCGCGTGAGAGTTGGAATTCAGGTTGCTCTGATTATTGGTTTCGTTTAAATCATCGTTTTGATATAAACTTCCCAATGGTCAAATGGTCAGATGAAGAACCGTGGCTTATCAAAGATCTGAAGAAGTTAGAAGTGGTGGAAGAGTATGAAGAAAATTCCAGGTAATGAGTATCTTAATGGTGCATTTCATGGTGCAGACGGTGGTTCATGTTAAGAAAGGAAAGATGTAAATGTACAAAAATAGTGAAGGATATGTTGACCCAACAGCAGGTGCAGCAATGGCAACGGTTAAGCGTGAAGAAAATTCAGAACTGAACGACCGTAACCACAAGCTGATTCAAGTGATCAGGAACATTGTTGACATTGCCGGGTTTGAAATTGTTGGAAGGGTAACACTGAAACATAAGAAATCAGGTAAGGTGTTTCACTAATTCGATGCACCAATCAGTGCGGTGGTGGTAGTGGTTACGCTAAAGTTACAGTTGGTTACGGTTAAGGGTTACGGTTGAAACCCTTGTAAATACTGGCGGTTACGGTTGTCTACGGTTAAAAGTACATTCTTTAATAATTAGTATTTTATGATAGTATAGGACTTAGTAAAAATAAGAATATATAGAGAATAGAGTTTTAACCGTAACCGTAGAAACCGTAACTTCCTTGATTTATAAGGGTTTGAAGCACTTTTTATGCTATTTTTAACCGTAACCGAAGTGTAACCAACCGTAGAAAGTGAGGTAAAAATGAGTGATCAGAAGAAATTAAGTGCAAGGGAATATCTGAAACAGCTTGAAGTGTTAGATATGCAGATAAATGATGATATTGCCACGCTGTCAGATATGAAAATGAATGTATGCAGTGCAGGCGGTATTGATTACAGCCGGGACAAAGTGCAGACTTCACCTGTAGGTGATAAGTTATGTAAGGACGTAGTGAGGTATACCATGTTTGACCAACACATCAATGAAGAAATAGATCAGTTTGTTGATGCAAAGAAGCAGATCATTAAGGAAATTCGGGGATTGCGTGACAAGAATATGATTCAGATTCTTACAAAAGTGTATGTGCAGTTTAAAACAGTCAAGGTTGCTTCACAGGAAATGAAAAAATCTTATTCATATACCGTAGAACTGCATAATAAGGCACTTTCAGCGTTTGAAGATACCTATAAAAACCTTACATATCTGACATAAAACCAATTATTTCATATTTGACAAATACAAGCTGACCTTTTATAGTGTATGCTGTACAAAAATTTTTGCAGGTAATAATAAATTACCTGCAAATTTTTTATGCAAAATTATATTGATTATTGTCTTATGTGCTGCAAAGGTGCTAAAATCTCCTACCTTGCAGCACTTTTTGTTATAAAAATAATAGAAAGGCGGTGTTGTTATGGCAAAAAAAGGCAAATTAACTGAAAAGCAGCAACGTTTTGTTGATGAATACCTGATTGACCTGAATGCAACACAGGCAGCTATTAGGGCAGGTTATTCAGTAAAAACAGCGGATGCAATCGGATGTGAAAACTTGACAAAACCTAATATTCAACAGGCTATTGCTGAACACATGGCAGAACGGTCACGAAGAACCGGAGTGAATCAGGATAGGGTTGTATTAGAGCTTGCCAAGATTGCATTTGTCAGAATGACAGACGTTGTTGACAGTAACGGAAGAATCAAACAGGATGCATCTGCTGATGATCTTTCCTGTATTGAATCAATCAAATATAAGGAATCTGATAATGAGTTTGGTGGAAGTGTTGAAAGAGAAGTCAAGATTGCTTCCAAGATGAAAGCCCTTGAACTGCTTGGTAAACATTTAGGTATGTGGAATGATAAGTTAGATGTGAATGTGACAGCCCCTATTGTTATTTCAGGAGCAGACGCACTTGAGGACTAAATACAGGCAGCCATCAAGTCAATATGTATTTGGTTATCAGAAGTTCATTCTGATGCCGGAAGATTACAAGGCTACAAAGTCCGGTAAGGTTAATGTGAAATTACCGGAAGTAGTCGGTAAGGGTTACGGTACATTTTGGCGGTGGAAAGGTAGATACCGGGCAGTCAAAGGTTCACGTGCATCTAAGAAGTCAAAGACTACAGCATTATGGTACATCACCAATATGATGAAGTACCCTGATGCGAATACCTTAGTTGTCAGAAAAACTTACAGAACACTAAAGGATTCCTGTTTTACTGAACTGAAATGGGCTATACATCGACTTGGTGTTGATGCTTTTTGGGACATAAAAGAATCACCGCTTGAAATGACGTATAAGCCAACAGGTCAAAAGATTTATTTCAGAGGACTGGATGACCCACTGAAAGTAACATCAATCACTGTTGATCAGGGTGTATTGTGTTGGATGTGGATTGAAGAAGCATATGAAATCAGTTCAGAGGATGATTTCAATATGCTTGATGAATCTATTCGTGGTGCAATCCCGGAAGGTTCAGACCTGTTCAAGCAAATCACCGTAACATTCAACCCTTGGAATGAACACCATTGGTTGAAGAAACGGTTTTTTGATAACCCGGACGATGAAACACTTGCACTTACCACCAATTACACCTGCAATGAATGGTTAGATAAAGCCGATCTTAAGGTTTTTGAAACCATGAAGAAACAGAACCCACGCAGATATGCAGTTGCCGGACTTGGTAATTGGGGTATCGTTGACGGTCTTGTGTATGAGAATTGGCATGAAGAAGCCTTTACACTGGAACAGATCAGACAGCAATACAAGATTGATTCAGCTTTTGGTTTGGACTTTGGTTATACGAATGACCCATCTGCATTGTTTTGTGGATTCATTGACACGAAGAACAAAAAAATATTCGTGTGGGATGAAATGTATAGTGCAGGTCTTTCCAATGAGCGAATATATCAGAACATCACTGATATGGGCTATGCAAAGGAAAGAATCACAGCGGATTCAGCAGAACCAAAGTCTATTGATCAGTTAAAGGGTTATGGTCTTAGGGTCAAAGGTGCTGAAAAAGGTAAGGACAGTATCAACAGCGGTATTCAGTTTATTCAGGACTTTGAAATCATCATACACCCAAGATGTGTGAATTTCTTGACGGAGATCAGCAACTATACTTGGGACAAGGACAAGTTCGGTAATAAACTGAACCGCCCTATTGATGACTTCAATCATTTGATGGATGCAATGCGATATGCATTAGAAAAATATATCAAGAAAGGTAACGGCTGGATATTCTAGCCAATTTGGTGTGCAAAATGGAAATCTTAGGTACAAAGTATGAGTTGATTAAAAATGATCATGGTCTGATAGAAGTAAATGCTGACGGAGAGTGTCAGAGTTATGCGAAGGTTATCAGAATCAGACCACTACAGGATATGCTTTGCGGTGGAGCAACAGAAGATGAGAGAAAGAAAAGACACAGCGAAGTAATGCGGCATGAAGTAATTCATGCTTTTTTTAATGAGAGTGGTCTTAGTGACTATTCGAACAATGAGGAACTGGTTGATTGGCTTGCAATGCAGTTTCCGAAAATGCTCAAGGTATTTCAGGAGCTTGGTTGTACAGAGTAAGTAGCAGAAAGGGGGTGATAAATTGCTTACGATCGAAGAGATAAAGATGTTCATTGATGAAGATGCTGCATCGGTAAAAAAGCATTTTGCAAAAATAGGTGAACGCTATTTTGACGGTGATCACGACATTAAAAATTACAGAATGTTTTACTTCAATTCTGATGGTCAGCTTGTGGAAGATACAAGCCGGGCAAATGTGAGAATACCGCACCCATTTTTCAAGGAACTGACAGAACAGGGTACACAGTACACCCTTTCAGGTTCAGATGGTTTTGTATTCAGTGATGTGCCTGAACTACAGAGTGAACTTGATGCAAGATTCAATAATAACGATGATTTTATTGATGAACTGTCAGAAACGCTTACAGACTGTCAGACAAAAGGTTTTGCTTATATGTACGCTATGAAAGACAGCACTGACAAGCTGAAATTCACGTGTGCTGACAGTATCGGTGTTGTAGAAGTAGAAGCACGATTTGGAGAGGACGGAAAAGACCATGTAATTTACTGGTATGTTGACCGGGTTGACAAGGAAGGTCACAGAATCAAGAAAATCATGGATTGGGATGATGAACAGGTTGTTTATTATGTTCAGACAGATGAAGGGGAAATACAGCTTGACGATAAAGCCAAGGTAAACCCAAGACCACATATACTGTATCAGGTTGACGGTGATGATAATACCTATATTGATTCACTTGGTTTCTTGCCATTCTTCCGGTTGGATAATAACAAGAAACAGTTCAGTAACCTGAAAGCAGTAAAAGACCTGATTGATGATTATGACCTTATGGCTTCCAGTCTTTCCAATAACCTGATTGACTTTGACCATCCTTTGTATGCAGTCAAAGGGTTTGATGGTGATAACCTTGATGAATTGCAGCAGAATCTTAAGACAAAAAAGATTGTCGGTGTCGGTTCAGATGGTGGTATTGAAGTACATACAGTAGATGTACCGTATGAAGCCCGGAAAGTTAAATTGGAACTGGATGAAAAGAACATATATCGTTTTGGTATGGGGTTGAACTTGTCAGGTCTGAAAGATACATCAGCAACAACCAATATTGCAATCAAGGCAGCCTATTCACTGCTTGATCTTAGATGTAAACACCTTGAAAGGAATATCAAGCGGTTCTTGCGTAAGATCGTGGCGGTGTGCATTGATGAAATCAATCAGCAGAACGGTACAGATTATCAGATCACAGATGTTTATTTTGATTTCACCCACGAAGTAATGAGTAATGAACAGGAAAATGAACAGAATGAACTTACAGAAGCACAGAAACAACAGGTACAAATCAACACCCTGTTATCACTGGCACAGATTTTTGGTGATGATTTGACGATTCAGTATATTTGTGATGTTCTTGATATTGATTATGAAGATGTGAAGGACAAGTTGCCGGATAATGAAGCTGATAAGGTGCAGCAGGTGCAAGATGATCTTGATTCTATTATACCGGATGATGAAGGTGGTGGAATAGGTGAACAAAGCACAGAAGGAAGTGCAGCAAGCACAGCTTGATGAAGAAAAGAAAGTTATCAGACTGTTAGAAGTTGTATATGAGAGGGCAAAAAAGGACTGTGAACAGAAAATCATGGAACTGTCTGCAAGGACAGATCTTGAAAATCTGCAAAGCATTATATACCAAAAAGAATATCAGCAGATTATGGTTGATCAGATTGAATCAATCTTGTATGACCTGCATGAAGGACAGTTTACAACAATAGCTGATTATTTACAGCAATCGTACATAAACGGTTATATTGGTATGTACTATGACCTGCATCTCAGTGGTATACCTTTGGTTGTTCCAATCAACCAAGATCAGGTTGTCAAGGCAGTTCGTACAGACAGTAAATTGTCAAGCGGTTTGTACACCAAACTTGGTGAAGATGTTGATTACCTTAAGCGGTCAATCCGTGCTGAACTTTCAAGAGGGATTGCAAGCGGTTCAACATGGAATGAAATGGCGGTAAGAATTGCAAAAGGTATGAACAGCCCTTTTCGTAAGGCATATAACAATGCAATTCGTGTTGCCCGGACAGAAGGGCATAGAATACAGAATGAAGCAGCTCTTGACGGTCAGCATGGGGCAAAGAAAAAAGGTGCTGATATAGTCAAACAGTGGGATTCAACACTTGATGGACGTACAAGGGATGAACACCGGGAATGTGACGGACAGATCAGAGAAATTGATGAACCGTTTGATGTTGGCGGTGAGAAAATGCAAGCACCGGGTGTTGGTGGTTCTGCAAAGAACGTCTGTAACTGTCGGTGCTGTCTGCTGCAACGTGCAAAATGGGCTTTAGACGATGATGAACTAAAGACCTTACAAGAACGTGCAACATTTTTTGGATTGGATAAAACACAGTCGTTCAACGACTTCAAACAGAAATATTTGAAGTTACCTGACAATGCTGATACAATGAATGTGAAAGAATATGATGTGTTGGAACACACCCAAAAGCTAAAGGGTGCAATGAGTAGTTCAGACTATGATGAATACATGAAGATTCTGATTGAACACAGTAATACGTCACTTCAAAAATTGTATGCAAAGTATGCCGATAAAATCAACGGTGTAGCATACGGAAAAAATGGATATTATACACCACGTGACAATAAACTTGTGTTTTCATATCCAGCGAAGAAATATATTGATGGGGTAAAATAATATGAATGAGAAATTACAGAAAGCACTTGAACGGTATAAGGAAAAATTCAATGATGATTTTCCAACTATTCCGTTTGAAAGTCAGGAAGATGAAGAAATTATTGACATTATTGATGAATGTATCGAAGAAAACAAAGACGTTTATGATCTTGGGTACTTGTCACTTGACGATATAATGTATTAAAAAGCAAAGGTATACAATTCTGCACCTTTGCTTTTTTATTACCTATATGACAGTTATATGAGGTCAGAAAGGGGGATAAAAGGAACATGAAAGCGTTGCACATTCACTTGGTACTGTAGAAAGGTATGGTGATCCTGATTATCTCCCAACTATGGGTTAAATAGTATTTTTAAGGCATCCGCAGGGGTGTCTTTTATTTTGTCCGAAAAAGGCTTATGACGTTTAAACTGCTGCTGAAATGACCCCTACAACATGGGATATAAACTGTTGACCGTTCCCGGTGACACCGGATATAAAAACATGACGGAGAAAGGAAGAAGAACATGGAATTTTTAAAAGCATTTTTTGGTGATAAGGCTATCACCTATGATGAACTGGTACAGGCAATCAATGCCTATAACGGTGATGAAAAGAACAAAGAGAAGCTGATCAAGATGGTCAACCTTACTGATGGTGGTTATGTGTCTAAGGACAAATACACCAACCTTGAAACTGACCTTTCCGGTAAGACTACAGAACTGACCAAGGCAAACAACCTGATTGAAGAACTGAAAAAGTCAGCCGGGAAAGACGAAGAAACACAGCAGAAAATCACTGCATATGAAACAGAGATTGCAGACCTTAAGAAAGAGAATGCAGAACTGAAAATAGAAAATGCATTGAAATTTGCGTTGGTTGCAGCAGGTGCGGTTGATGTTGATTATCTTGTATTCAAGGCAAAGGAAAAAGGTGAAATCAAACTTGGTGATGATGGAAAAATCAAGGGTGAAGATGATCTGATTTCAGGTCTTAAAACACAGCATCCTACCATGTTTGAAGCATCCAATGGCAATCAGCAGCAGAGTGGTAACAGAAAAATTCTTGAAAACAACCTGCCGGGTGGGGATAAAGACAAGACAGTTACCAAAGAACAGTTCCTTAAGATGGGTTACAACGAAAGAATGAAACTCAAAGAGGAAAACCCGGAATTATTCAAACAGTTAAATGTACACTAAGAAAGGTTAAAATGGTGAATTAAATGGCAAGAACAGGAAATTTTGGCGGTTTTGCTTTTGATGAAGAAGTATTTACCGGGATGATGCAGGAAGCCGACTATTGGACTACACCAATCATTGCTTCCGGTATCGTGCAGCAGGACAGTTCTATTATGGACTTAATCGGTGAGCATGGAAACGTGGCAACAATTCCAATTTATAAACCGATTGACGCAAATGAAAGCGGTATGGAAGCACTGAACAACGATGGTGAAACAAACAACACACCTGTTGAAATCAGCGGTGACAAACAGACTTGTATGCTTATTCAGAGAATGAAAGCATTCAAGGCTAAAGACTTCACAAAGGAATTAACTGGTGCTGACCCTATGACACTGATTAGAAATAAGATTGCAGGTTATTATGGTCAGGTTTGGGAAAAAGAACTGATGAACATTGCACAGGCAGTATTAGCAGTTGCAGCACTTAGTGATCATGTACTTGATCTTACTAAAGGTACTAAGACAAACATTGAAGCAGGTACAATTTACGATGCAGAACAGGCAGCACTTGGTGATATGGCAGGTGGTCTTGGTCTGATGGTTATGCATTCCATGATCTTCAAAGAGTACAAGAAAATGGAAATGGTTGACTATGATAAGTATGTTGTCAACGGTGTAGTTCAGAAAGAAATTACATTGCCAACTATTGCAGGTAAACACGTACTTGTAACTGATAGATTTACAGCTACAGGGGCAGGTGCAGATGCGGTTTACAGCACATATCTGTTTGGTGAAGGTGCATTTTTATCTTGCGATAAGAACAACTATGAGAATCAGTATACAACCAACTATGACCCGGAAGCATCCGCAGGTATTGACAAGTTCTATACAAAGCAGGGTAAGGTGTTGCATCCGAATGGTCTTTCTTTAGCAGTTGATCAGATTGCAAAAGAATCACCGACTTATGCAGAACTTGGTAAGTCTGCAAACTACAGCCTTAAGTTCAATACAAAGAACGTTAAGATGGGTCTTATCAAGTCCAAGGTCGGTACAGCAGTTGTCTAAGAAAGGGTGATCTGATGATATTAGCAGTTGATGAAGTGATGAAATTGCCTGAATTTGCAACGCAAAATGAAAAGGTAATTGAAGAAAAACTGAACGCTGCTGAACTTATGATCAGAGCATACACAAACAACAATTTTCAGAATCGGTTTGTTCGGTTCACCGCTGACAGTTTGGGTAACAGACTGCTTGGAACGTCAGATTTTTTGAAAGTAGGTGATACAGTTCAGATTTCTCAGTCAATGGTGAATGATGGATTGTATAAGATCACTGAACTTGGTGATGATTTCATCAGAGTTGATCAGGAGTTGTACAAAAGTACAAACCTGATCACTAAGGTGGAATACCCTGCTGATGTTCGTGCAGGTGTACTTGAATTACTTAAGTGGGACATTAAGAATAGACCGAAAACAGGGGTCAAGTCTGAAACACTGTCAAGATACAGTGTGACTTACTTTGATCAAGACGCTAACAATCAAGTTATGGGCTATCCTGTTGCCTTACTTGGATTCTTAAAGCCTTATATAAAGGCGAGATTCTAGTTATATGAGTGTTGGCGGTAACATTCAAGGATTGTTACAGGTAAAAAAAGAAAGCCTTAGAAATGCCATAGGTGAGCGTGAACACAAGTGGGTTGATTGTACATCAATCTTAGGTTGGTTGGATTTATCAACAGGTGATTCAAAGCACACAACTTTTTATGCCAAGGTTCAGGAAAGTACACACATTTTCTTGTGTGACTTTACCAATCTGAAAAACCTGTCAACTGATTGGGTTTGGAATCCATTCAGTTTTCTGACAGGTGTGATCAGTAAGACGGATGAACAGGAAACCGTTGATGTGACAAGTGACAATGCAAGAATGGTTGTAAATGGTGAAGTGTATGAAATCCTTCTGATTGATGACCCTATGAATATGCACGATCATTTAGAAATCTATTTAAGATTTATAGGGGGTCAGTAGTATGTCAGTTGAATTTACAGATAACACAGCAAAAATTAAAGCTGCATTATCGGAAGGGGTTATTGGATTCCTTCACGAAGCAGGTGGTGAAATACAGGCACAGACCCAAAGAAACAGCAGGGTTGATACCGGACAAACAAAGGGGTCTTACAAATATATGGTTGATGAAGGAAAAGATGAATCAACTGTTGCTGTAGGTTCAGACCTTGAAAATGCGATTTGGGAAGAATTTGGTACTGGTGAATATGCACTGCATGGTGATGGAAGAAAAGGCGGTTGGGTTTATAAGAGTAAGAAAGACGGTAAATTTTACCATACTTACGGAAAAACACCACGACAGCCACTCACGAAAGCATTTCAGAGTGTAGCCCCAAAGATAAAGAAACAGCTTGTAAATGTCATTAAACAGAATTTAGGGGGTTAATTATGGTTGATATGCTTGGTTTTATTTCTGATCAGCTTGATCAACTTGGTATTCCTTATGAATTTGGTGAATGGACGGGTGAAATTAGCTATCCTTACTTTGTCGGTTCGTTCAATGAAACTGAACACAGATTAGAGGACGGATATACAGGCGGTGTGTTTACACTTGATGGTTGGTCAAGGGGGTCAAAATTACCGCTTGCAGAAATAAATGACAAATTAAAAAAAGCATTTGAAGATTTAAGGGCAGTTCAGGAAGGAACTGCTTTTTTTATTACCTATTGGAACGGTTTAATGATTCCAACAGGTGAAGAAGATCTTTTTAGAATTACGATAACACTTAACACAAATGAGTGGAAAGGAGCATAAAAGAATGGGCTTAAAAAAGCATGGTATTACATCTGAAACTATCAAGAACATGATCTTGGGTGCAGGTGTCATTTACAAAAATCTTAAGTATGAAAAAGCAAGCAGTGGTTGGACTGGTACACCACTTGGTGCAACTTCCGGTGGTCTTAAGTTCAACTATGAAGCACAGTGGTTAGATGTTGAGGTGGACGGTGCAACTGTACTGATCAAAGGTGTCAGCAAACAGAAGGTTGGTGAATCTGCCACACTTGAAGGTCAGATGACAGAACTTACAGAAGATATTCTTGTAAGTGCATTACACCTTGTAAAATCCACTTCCGAAGATACAACCTATGTCAAATATGTATCTAAGGAAAACATCACAGAAGCAGATTATCTTGAAAATGTTGCATATGTTGGAACACTTTCAAGCGGTAAAAATGTAATCATTATTTTACCGAATGCACTCTGTACAGAAGCATTTGAACTGGAAACAAAGAACGCTGAACAGACAACATTTGCTGTCAAGTTTGAGTGTACAGCTGATCTTGAAAACGACAGCTTAAACAAGTTGGATATTGCTATTTACTATCCAAACGCTGTTGTGTAGGGGGTGTGAATTATGCGAGTTGTAGTAGTAAGAGAATATACAGACAAGTACACAGGTGAAGGTCATGTGATCGGTGAAAAACTGGATATGACAGAAGAAAGATTTGCAGAAATTCAGGACAAAGGAATGTTTGTGGTTGATATTTCTGATGAAGTAGTGCAGCAGGAAACACCTGCTGTATCTGCTGAACAGGTAGAAGATCAGGAACAGGAAACAGCAAGTGAACAGACTGAACCTGTTGAACATGAAGAAACATCTGCACCAAAACAGGATAAACCTGCAAAAGGTGGTAGAAGAAACAGATCGAAAAAAGAAAGTGAGGATAAATAATCATGGCAGATTTCAGATTTAAGGATTTAACAGTTGATAACGCATTTGACTTTTGTGAGGTTCTTGCAGTTATCGGAGTAGAACAGGTCATTGGTGCATTTGACAAAGACGAGATTCAGCAGTTGCAGGAATCCGGTACAGATATGAAAGAAGTTGGTATTGTCATTGCTATGAAGGTGTGTGGCATTCTGATCAAGAATATTTCAAAGGCAAGAAATGAAATCTGTAAGTTTTTTGCTAACTGTATGGAGTGGGACAACGGTACAGCGGTTACTGCTGATGATGTGAAGAAATTCAAGCTGAAACAGTTTGTTGTCATGGTGAAAGATTTTGCTAAGAAAGATGATCTTATGGATTTTTTCGAGGGTGTTGCCGAATTAGTGGGTACGGAACAGAACGATTCGATGAGTGCTGCAACCGTAGATATGGTAACCCCTACAGCTATTTAGATAAAGCAATCAGCCGGGGGAAGTTAGACGCTACTGTTAGAACAGTTCTGAAACAGGACAATGAAGATAAACAGTGGGACTTATACTGTGCAATCACAGCAAACCCACTTGCTGATGATGTTGGAAATTTTGAAGAATTTAAACAGCGGTTTATGAGTACACCGAAAGTTGAAAAGACTGAACAAACTGAACCGACAATGAACAATGCACAGATTAAGTTACAGATGGAAAAAGCAAATAAAATTCTGAATGGATTCGTGCCACCGTTGAAAGGGGGTGGCTAATCGTTGGATATTTTTTCGTTGGTCGGAAAAATAACGATCAATTACGCTGATGCGGTGAACAACATTGAAAAGGTTTCAAAGTCTGCAAAGGACACAGCTGAAACATTGGAAGATGTTGATAAAAAGGCAGATGGTGCAGGTGATTCAGTAGAAGATGCCGGACAAGCTGCCAAGAATGCAGACAGTGGATTTACGACATGGAAAGCCACGCTTGCGAATTTAGCATCTACAGCAATCACAAAAGTAATTTCAGGATGTACACAGTTAGCTGAAAAAATGGCAGATGTGACAAAATCAGCGGTTGGTCACTATGCTGAATATGAACAGTTGGTTGGTGGTGTTGAAACACTATTCAAAGACAGTTCCGGTAAACTGATTGACTATGCTGAAAAGGCATATAAGACAGCCGGAATGAGTTCAAATCAGTACATGAATACAGCAACGTCATTTGCTGCTTCACTGATTCAGGGTCTTGGCGGTGATACTGCAAAAGCGGTTGAACTGACCAACCTTGCTATAACAGATATGTCAGATAACGCTAACAAGATGGGTACTGACATAGGTTCTATACAGGACGCTTATCAGGGTTTTGCAAAGCAAAATTACACGATGTTGGATAACCTGAAACTTGGTTATGGTGGTACACAGTCTGAAATGATCAGATTGATAAATGATTCAGGTGTACTTGGTGAAAAGATTGAAAGTTTGGATAACGTAACGTTTGACCAAATGATTGAAGCTATTCACAAGATTCAGGATAACTTAGGTATAACCGGAACAACAGCACTTGAAGCGGGTACTACAATATCAGGTTCATGGAGTTCAGTACAGGCATTGTTTGAAAATATCCTTACAAAAGTAGGTTCAAAACTTGCACCTACTGTTATGGGATTTTTACAGCAGTTGTCAGACTGGATGGAAACAATAGACTGGGATGCGTTTGCAACGTCTGTCGGTGATGCCCTACAAAGGGTATTTGACTGGATTCAAAAAATTGATTTTACAACATTCTTTGAAAAAGGAATGGACGGTGTTGAAAAATTCCTTGAAAAACTAGGTGGTCTTATTGAAGATGTGCCTAAGATTATTCAAACGTTCAAGGATTGGTCACCACTTATAGCCGGAGTTGCTGCCGGGTTCGTAACCTTAAAGGTTGCAATGGCAATATCATCATTGATTAGTGCCATAACAACAGCATGGACAGCATACAAAACAGCAAACGAAGGTGCTACTATTGCACAGTGGCTTTTCAATGCTGCATTAAATGCTAACCCTATAGTTCTTATAGTCACGCTTGTGGCAGGGCTTGTGGTTGCACTAATCACACTATGGAATACCAATGATGGATTCAGAGAAGCAGTCACAAATGCTTGGGAAAAAATAAAGGAAGTCTTTGGTACGGTTATTGACGCTATCAAAGGCTTTTTTAGTGGATTGGTGGAGAAAGTACAGACTGCATGGGAATCTGTAAAAGAAGCAGTAAGTACCGCCATTGAAGCAATCAAAGGATTCTTCACAGGTTTAGTTGATTCAATCAAACAGGCTTGGGAGAACATCAAAACGGCAATATCTGAAAAAATAGATGCCATAAAAGAAACAGTAACCAATGTGTTTACTGCAATAGCTGATACTGTAAGTGCAGTGTGGGAAACAATCAAGAATGCGGTACAGGTTGCCATCATGTTTATTGGTGAAATCATCAGTGCTGCATTTCAGATCATCACAATGCCTTGGATGTTTATATGGGAAAACTGCAAGGAATATATCATTGCAGCTTGGGAGTTTATCAAGAACGCTGTATCAACAGCCCTTGATGCAATCTCAACCACCATCAGCAATATTTGGAATGCTATTGTTGGATTCCTGACTCCTATATTGGACGGTATTAAAAATACCTTTACAACAATATGGGAAGCAATAAAAACAGCGGTATCAACCGCAATCAACAACATTCAGACGGTTATTACAACCGTATGGAATGCCATTGTTTCATTCCTTAAGCCAATACTGGAAGGTATCAAGAATACATTTACAACTGTATGGAATGCGATAAAATCAACCATTTCTACAGTGCTGAATGCAATTCAGACTACGATTACAAATATTTGGAATGCAATCAAAACGACTGTGACCAATGTGATCAATTCGATTAAGTCAGTAATCAGCAGTGTGTTCAATGCAATTAAGTCTACTATTTCAAGTATACTGAACAGCATTAAATCAACCTTTACAAGTGTTTGGAACAGTATCAAGTCAACGGTATCTAATGTGATCAACGGTGTGAAGTCCACTATTTCAAGTGGTCTGAATGCTGCAAAATCCACAGTATCAAATATACTTGGTGCAATTAAGGAAAAGTTCAGCAGCATCTTTGAAGGTGCAAAGAACATTGTAAGTAACGCTATAAACAGAATTAAAAGTTTCTTCAATTTTTCGTGGTCATTGCCACATTTGAAATTACCACATATTTCAATCAGTGGTTCTTTCAGCTTGACACCACCAAGTGTACCGCACTTTGGTATTGACTGGTATAAGAAAGCAATGGACGATGGTATGATCATGAATCAGCCGACTATCTTCGGTTACAATGCTAAGTCAAATCAGTTCTTGGCAGGTGGTGAAGCCGGAAGTGAAACGGTTGTCGGAACACAAAGCCTTATGGATATGATCAGGGTAGCGGTTAATGAGGAAAACGCTTCATTACTGGAAAAACTTGACCGGATTCTTACAATCCTTGAAAGTTATATGCCTTTCATTCCACAGCTTGCGAACCTGAAACTGGTAACAGATACAGGAGTGCTTGCAGGTGAACTTGCCCCGGCAATGGATGAAGAACTTGGTAAGATTTTTGATAAGGAAGGGAGAAGATAAGCATTGATTCAGGGTGTTACATTTGGAATTAAACACAGTTATGAAGATTTTGGGCTTATCCTTTCTTCAAAAGAAATCGGATTGCCTACACCTAAAACAGAATCAGTCAGTGTAATTGGTCGCAATGGTGACCTTGATCTGACTGATGCGTTGGGTGATGATGTGAAGTTTGAAAACAGGAAGTTATCATTTACTTTTTCCCTGTTAAATGGTGCAAGAGATTGGACTGCAACACTTTCCAATCTCTCCAACTATCTGCATGGTAAGAAGATGCGTATTGTTATGGACGCTGATAAAACTTTTTATTACTGGGGACGGTGTACAATCAATAAATTCAAAACAGATCGTACACTTGCCATTATCACAGTTGATTGTGATGTTGAACCGTACAAGATTGAAACAAATTCAGCAAGTGAACCGTGGCTGTGGGATGTATTCAGTTTTGTCAATGGTATTATCCATGTAAATGAAGTGAAAGTAAGCGGAAGTAAAAAAGTAAATCTGATTAATCGTGTCAAGATTGTATCACCGACATTTACCTGTTCAACAGCTATGAAGGTGACACACGAAGGTAATACTTATAGTTTACCTGCCGGGGAAACAACAGTTTATGACATTCGTTTACAGGAAGGTGATAACTATGTGACATTTACCGGAAACGGTACAGTCAAGATCAGTTACAGAGGGGGTTCATTGTAATGTACAGAGTATTATGTGATGGACTGCCTATTTATGATTTACGTGATGAAAACCTTGTTTTGATTGACCCTAAACTTGATTTAGAGGTCAACAAAGCGGGGGCTTTTAGTTTTAAGATGCCACCACAGCACCCACAATATGAATTACCACAAAAAATGCTGTCATGCATTCAGGTATTTCAGGATGAAGAAGAAGTGTTTAATGGCAGAATTACAGAATGCAAAATTGATTTTTATAACCGTAAACATTTTACTTGTGAGGGTCAGCTTGCATATCTGAATGACAGTATACAAAGACCTGCTGAATATCATGATATGACAGTCAGGGGTTATTTAGAATCATTGATTACATCACACAATGAGCAGGTAAAAAAAGATAGACAGTTCAAGGTTGGTATTGTCACGGTAACAGATAATAATGATTCATTGTACAGGTACACGAATTACAACAGTACCATGAAAGAAATCAAGGAAGATTTGGTTGACGATCTTGGTGGTTATTTACGTGTAAGGAATGTCAATGGAACAGCTTATTTGGACTATATAAGTGATTATGACAATGTAAGTACACAAAGTATTGAATTTGGTGAAAATCTACTTGATTTCAGCAGAAATACAGATGTGTCAGATATTGCAACGGTATTTATTCCACTTGGTGCAAAACTGGAAGAAAGTCCAATAGCTGCACTTGAACAGCGGTTGACTATTGAAAGTGTAAATAATGGGTCTGATTCACTTGTAAATTTGGACGCTGTAAAGAAATTTGGTTATATAACCAAAACTATTACTTGGGATGAAGTTACAACACCAAAAATGTTGTTATATAAAGCAAATAAGTACATTGCTGATTATCAGTGGGATAGTATGACACTGGAAGTAAACGCTGTTGATATGCACTGGACTGATGCAGATATAGAACAGTTTAAACTTGGTGATAAGATCAAGGCACATTCTTCACTGCATGGACTTGATCGGTATTTCCCATTGTCGAAAATGTCAATACAGCTTAACAATCTATCAAGCAGTAAATTCACACTCGGTACAGTAGTTAATACAAAACTTACTGCAAAATCACAGACTATTTCAAATACTGCATCAAAAGCAGTTGAAACAATACCTGTACCGTCTGCTATAGTAAAACATGCGGTTGATCAGGCAACAGCACTGATTACAGCAGCAACACATGGTCATGTGGTAACCACAGCCAACGAACAGTTAATCATGGACACTAACGATGTAAACACAGCCCGGAAGGTGTGGCGGTGGAATCTGAATGGTCTTGGTTATTCATCAACCGGGTACAATGGAACGTATAAGACCGCTATCACAATGGATGGTCAGATTGTCGGTGGACGGTTGGTTGGTGGTTCGGTATCTGCTGAAAAACTTGATATTACTTACAGGAATCAGGTTATAAAAGAAATAGCAGATGCAGAAGAATCAGCAAGATCAGATGCAGAAGATTACACTGACGGTGAGTTGAAAAAGTACTATACAAAAAGTGAAGTTGAAACAAGTATCAAAAACACTAAAGATTCTATACTGTTGTCTGCCAAAGAAACAGCTGAACAGTATGTTGATGGTAAACTAAAAAATTATTCAACGTCAGCACAGATTAAAGTCAAGACAGATTCGATTGAATCAGAAGTTAAGAAAAAGCTGAACAGTTCAGAGTTATCAACCAAGATTCAGCAAAATTCTTATGCAGTAAAAATTGCATGGAATAGTATCAGTAAATATATTCAATTTGAATATGGTGAAATGCGTATTTATGAGAGTACGACACAAAACAGTAACACACTGTTAATGTCAATGACCTCAACAGGTGCATGGTACTACTATAAAGGTACAACCATCGGTAAAATCGGTACTAACGGTTGGTCAGGTGATTCAACTTTCAGAGGTCTGATGTTCGACTTACAGAACGGTGCTGACTATATGGGGTGGGGTTATCAGGATTCACCCGGAAGTAACTATTATGTAAAACTCATATATTACGCAAATAACCGAAAAGAAAGACAAGGCTTACACGTAGGTGCAAACACTTATGTGTGGGGGTATTTGAGATTTAATGAAAGTGCAGGATTCTATAATTATTCTGATAAAAGTATTAAACTATGGTCTGATAAAGATGTAAGCATTGGTAGTTCATCATCAACTTGCTGTACATTCACAGGTACATCTTTTCAGATTTACAACAACAGAAGTATTGATTTCTACAGTCCACTAAACTTACATGGTTGGGGCTACACCAATAATTCAGATGTTCGATTGAAAACTAATATCAAGGACACAGCAATCAGAGGTTTGGAAGTGGTGAATGCTATTGACCTTAAGGAATTTGACTGGATTCAGTCCGGTGAACATCAGGCTATAGGAATCATTGCACAGCAGATTCAAAGTTTTGCACCTGAACTTATTTCAGAAGATGCATCTGACGGACACTTGAAACTTAACACAGATAAACTTGTATACTACTGTATTAAAGCTATACAGGAATTATGTGAAAAAGAGGGAATGCGGTACAGCAAACCTATTTATAAAGACCCTTACACTTATTTAGAAAAAAAGACGTTCATTGCAAAGATGCCAAGTCAAAAATATTTGGAATCTGAACCTTATGAGCGTGAACCTACTATTTTACCGAAAAGAAGGGAGTAATTACCATGAATGAAAATAATATGCCTTTATCACTTATGATGGAGAACGCAAAAGGTGCAATGACGAATGCATTTAATCAGATCGTTGAACAGTCAAACCTTCCGGCTTATTTGTTGGAAGGTATAGTTGCTGATCTGCTGTCTGAAATCCGAAAACAGAAAAACCTTGAATTGGTTTCTGATATGAATATGATGAAACAGACTGAACACAGTGAACAGGAAGAAAAGAAAGAAGGTGCTGAATAATGGCAAATATACAGCCTTATATTGATCAGATTTTAAATGCAGTATACGGTGAAGAGGTAAGATCATCTATTGTCAATGCACTTGAAAAAGTAAATGATGATAATAATTCTTATGCTGATCTGAAAAAAGAAGTAATTGCTGCAAAAGATGCAGTTGATAAATATGTGGATGAGGTGCAGCAAAAACTTAATGCTGCAAGTACTGCATTAACTAATTTACAAAATGCTACAAGTGCAGCTAATACAGCAAAAACCAATTTGCAGAACGCTACAAGTACAGCCGATACCGCAAAGGAAAATCTGACCGATGCAACAAGTACAGCGAATACAGCAAAAAGTAATGTTGAAGCAGCAACTAATTCTGCAAAAACAGCAATCAGCAATGCCAATGCAGCAAAGGCAAATCTTGAAAAAGTAATTACAAGTGCAACAACCACACAGAGTAATTTACAAGATGTAATTGATAATGCAAATCAGATTAAGGGTCAGTTGGATAGTTCCAACTCTACAGCGGTAACATCAAAGAAAAATCTTGATTCTGCAATTTCTGATGCAAGTGTAGCAAAAAGTCAGCTTCAGGAAGTAATTAACAGTGCAAGTTCAGTTAAAACTTCATTGTCTAATGTCATAAGTACAGCCAATACCGCAAAGTCAAACCTTGATACATCTGTTGCAACAGCTAATAATGTATTACAGTCACTAAGTGCGGAAAACGCAAGTGCTGCAAGTAATATTGATGAACTGAAAAGTGAAAACTTCAACAGTCAAGAAATTCTTTCAGGTGTGGCAGATATTCGTGCCTATTTGGGTATCACTGCTGATGATATTGTTGGTATTCAGGTCGATTACAAAAATAAAACATTCAAAAGACTTGCCGGAGCAGCCAACCTTACAAAAGGTTCTGATTTTGACAAGTTCACAATGTTTGGTGGTCGTAAACGTTGTAATGTTGCTGATGATGGTTCTATAGTGGCATGGTACGGTGATGCAGATTATAAAGAAGATGGTTCAATGGGTCAGGTTATGGTATATCAGCCAAAGTTCTATTATTTGGTGTGTCCTGTAGAGTATGACCCTATTGATACAGGTATTGGTTACCACTTAAGAAAGGCAAACTATTATGTGTCAGAAAAGCCACGTGCAGGTTTCAGACTTCACCCGGCATTCTATGATGCATCAGGAAATGAAATTGATTACTTCCTGACAAGTGCTTATGAAGGTAGTATTTACGATGCATCAGCAAGTGCGTATCTGTTGAATGATGAACAGGTTATGAACACTGGTGAAGATAAGTTTTCATCAATCGCAGGTGCAAGACCTGCATCCGGTTCTTCACAGAATCTTACAAGACCGAATATTGAAGCAATGGCACAGAATCGTGGAACAAACTGGCATGGTGATCTGATTAAACAGGTGTCTGCTGAACAGATGCTTATGATCATTGAAATGGGTATGATGAACTTACAGACCGCTATTGCACAGGGTGTTGTTTCCTTACCTTGGACTACAGGAAGTGACACAACAAGTTCTTATGCAGCTGCAACAGGTTCAACTGCTTCACTTGGAAATGGTACAGGTAGGGCAGAGAAAACAACCACATATGAAGGTGGTGTTGCTAAAGAATACACTGTTGATGGTAAGACTTCTGTATGTTGGAGAGGTAAAGAAAACTTTTGGGGCAACATTTGGAAATTTGTCTATGGTATCAATATTTGGGGCAATGGAAAAATGGGCGGTGGTCAGCCTTATATTTGTTCTGACTTCAGTTTTGCAGAATCAAAGAACAGTGGAAACTATGAACCTGCCGGATTCACAGTAACAAACGCAAACGGTTATATTTCAGCAATGGGATATTCAACAGCTTGCGACTGGTTATTTATTGCGTCAGAATGCCTTGGTAACAGTTCATTACCTGTTGGTGATTACACATATGTCACTGTCAACTTGAACGGTTACCGTATCGCTCCGTTGGGCGGTTGTTGGAGTAATGGCGGTACTGCGGGCGGTTTCTGTTGGACTCTGCATAGCGGTGTTGGTGTTCGTTATCGGCATGTCGGGGGTCGCTTGGTATATATTCCAACACGTGATTCTGCTACTTATACCGCTGCAATCGAAGCATGGAAGCAGAAAATGGCAGCTTAAAATGTAACTTGTAAATTTAATTCATTAGGTTGAAAGAACTTCTGATATTTTCGTTATTTACCTGTAGCGGAAACCATTAAAAAATACAATCACTCAATTAGGCAGTAATTGGAATAATGGCAGTAATGCAGGCAGTTTCTATTGGAATCTGAATAACAGTGTTGGTAATCGTAATCGGAATATCAGGGGTCACTTAATAATTGCAAAACATAGCCGGGTGGAAACATCCGGCTATTTCTATAATACTGTGCGGTTCTTTCAACCATGCCACTAGGCAAAACAGAAAAATAGACGGTGCAGACAACCAAACTGGGAATACCGTCTTACTTACGAACAATAAGGAAAGGTCAACCGTATTTACCGGGCAGTAATGCCGACTGAAATTCGGATAATGCAAATACCAAGGAATGAAACGCTATGATCACTTATATGAAAAGATTTATGACCTTGAAAATTTAAGAAAAGCACACCAACACGCAAAGAAAGGAAAAGGTTGGTACAGAGAGGTTCAGGAGATTGACAAAGACCCTGACAAGTACCTGAAACAAATTCAGGAAATACTTATCAACCACACTTATAAAACATCTGATTATGAGGTGTTTTATAAACAGGACGGTAAGAAGTTAAGGAAAATCTATAAACTGCCTTATTTCCCTGACAGAATTTGTCAGTGGGCTATCTTACAGATCATTGAACCTTGTATCATCAATAACTTAACTGCTGACACCTATTCAGCAATACCAAACAGAGGTATACACAAGGGGTTGACAAAATTACAATCTGCAATGTGGAATGACCCGGAAGAATGCAGATATTGCTTAAAATTGGACGCAAGACACTATTATCAGTCAATCAACCATGATCTTCTGAAAGAGAAGTATTCAAGAATGTTCAATGATAATGAACTATTGTGGTTGTTAAATGAAATCATTGACAGTATTGAAACAGCAGAGATTGAGGACTTAACAGCAATCTATCTGTTGGAAGAAGATATTGACCCTGAAACTGGTATACCGATAGGCAACTACTTATCACAGTATTCAGGTAACTATTATTTTTCAAGTTTTGATCACTGGATAAAAGAACAGAAGCACGTTAAATACTACTTCCGTTATATGGATGATATGGTTATCTTTGGCAAGACAAAAGAAGAACTGTTTGCCTTGAAGAAAGAGATTGATATTTATTTCAGGAATGAACTGAAATTGAACATAAAAGAAAACTGGCAGGTGTTCCCATCGTATGTAAGAGGTGTTGACTTCTTAGGTTACAGAACATTTTACAAGTATACATTACTTAGAAAAAGCACCTGTTTGGAAATGGAAAAGAAAATGACCGCTATCAGGAACAAAGTGGAAGCCGGGAACATGATGAACTATTCAGAGTGGTGTTCAATCAATTCTTACAAAGGTTGGTTGAAATATGCTGATACCTTCCGGCTATATCAAAAGTATGTTGTACCGCTGTTACCTTATGCGGATGATTATTATATACGCAACATAAAACCAAACACAAAGAAAGGATTGAAAGCATCATGATTGATTATGGAAAACAGAAAAGCACCGTCAGACCGGAAGAACTGGAACTGACGGAAACAAAAGTATTTTTCAGTTCTAATATCACAGAAGTGAATGAAGATGAAACTGACGGACAGCCGGGATTTACCGGATATGAATTTGACCTTATCGAGTATGACAAGGACGAATACATTAAAATTCAGGCAGAAAAGAATGCTGATCTTGAAAATGAAATTACACAGGCACAGATTGCTATGTGTGAAATCTATGAAATGATGGGATAAGAAAGAAGGTGTGAAGTATGGCAAAGATTTATGCATCACTGATCATTAAAGGTGTTAAAACACTGGACGATGTACCGGACAGACTGAAAGAAGCTGTCAAGGCTATTTTAGAGGGTGATAACTGATGATACGTCAGTTGATCATAAAAATTCTATTCAGAAAGGATGTGCAGACTATGGCAATTATTTATGCAACCTTAATCATTAAGGGTAAGAAAACTTTTGCTGATGTTCCTGACAAGATCAAGGACAAAGTGAAAGAAGTGCTGATTGACCTTGATTGTGGCGAATTAGCAGAGTAGTAAAGAAATTATCACAGACATATTTATAACCGCTATATGACGCTTATATAACGTCAGACAGCGGTTATTTTATGTCAGAAAGGAACACACAGACCAATGGAACAGTTTTTTTATCAGACATACATGATTGCATTGCCGATTGTCCTTACTTCTCTGATGGGATGGATTGTTTGGCTTTTGAAGAAACAGAAGAAAGACCGGGATGCAAATAGTAAAGGTACTATGCTTTTACTACGTGTTCAGCTTATCGAATATCACGATAAGTACATGATGTTAGGTGACATTCCATCATACGCTTATGAAAATTTCATGGAAATGTATGATGCTTACCATGCTTTAGGTGGTAATGGAATGATCACCAAAATGATGCATGAAATTGAAGAATTACATTTGAAAAAGAAAGAGGTATAAGAACATGAAAAATATTAACTGGATTGTAAGAATTAAAAATAAAGCGTTTTGGGTTGCACTGATTCCTGCTGTACTGCTTCTGATTCAGGTCATTGCAGCAGTATTTGGTTACACGCTTGATCTTGGTGATCTTGGTAACAAACTGCTTGATGTGGTCAATGCGGTTTTTGCGGTGCTTGTGATTCTTGGTGTTGTGACTGATCCAACAACAAAGGGTATTACTGACAGCGATCAGGCACTTACTTACACAGAACCGAAGAAATAATGAAGGGAGAAGATAATTATGAGTAAGTTAATCATTGATGTCAGCTATCATAACGGAGTCATTAACTGGGAAAGAGTCAAAGCGTCAGGTTGTGCCGGCGCAATCCTCCGCTGTGGATATGGAGATGATATCGCATCACAGGATGATAAGCAGTGGGTGAGAAACCTTGCTGAGTGTGAAAGACTTGGAATTCCGGTTGGAGTCTATCTGTACAGCTACGCTACTTGTGACAGACAGGCGAAATCAGAGCTTGAGCATATTCTCAGATTGATTAAAGGTCATACATTCCAGTTACCTATCTTCCTTGATGTGGAAGAGCCGGGAACACAGAACTATGCTCCTAGATGCTGTGAAATTGTCTGTGAAGGACTCAAAGCGAATGGATATACTCCGGGAATCTACGCTTCACTGAGTTGGTTCAACAACCACCTTGGCAGTGTTCGTGGTAAATACATTGAATGGATGGCAAGATATAAGAATCTCCCGGAAGATACATACAAGGGACAGTACGCAATTTGGCAGTATTCCTCAGATGGTTATGTAGATGGAGTCAGCGGAAGAGTAGATGTGAACCATTGCTACATGGAGTTTGGTGGAACTGTTCAGCCTGTTACACCGTCAGCACCATCTAAGCCGGTAGAAAAGAAAGACTTAGGACAGGTCGATATTACATATCAGGCTTTTACGGATAGATGGTTGCCACCAGTGGTGAACAAGATTGATTGGGCTGGAAAAGGTGATAATGTATCGATCAAGTGGCTTGCAATCAAGGTAAGCAAAGGAAGTATCCGCTGCCGAGTATACACAAGAAAGAATGGTTGGCTTCCATATCTTACATTCGGCAATAGTTATGATCTGAATGATAAGGTCAATGGTATCCTCGGAGATGGTTCAGAGATTCTTGCTATCGAACTGTATTACATCACACCGGAGGGATACAAGTACAAGACGGTTCATTACAGAGTGTCCGTGCAGAATAATCCTAACTTCTACGCAGATCAGGTCGATACATTGAACGCTAGTGGCATGGACGGATTCGCAGGGGATAAGAAGAGATTCGTGGACAAGTTCCAAGCTTGGATTGAGTAAATGTTTAAAGGCTACGTGTAAAAGCGTAGTCTTTTTTATTTGCAGAAAATGTTCATATCTATTATAATCATGTTCGTATAAGAATAATTGGAAGGAATAATAAAAATAAGGGAATATAGTGAATTGACCGCCTGAAAGCAGTAGGTTACAGCCCTACAGCAGTACAAAAAAAAGGGTCAACGAATTGGTATAACAAATGGTTCAGCGGTGGCAATGCCACCGACTTGCCACCATTGCAGACATACAACACAAGAACGCACAAGGCGGTAAACTCTGAACTATTGAAAAATAGCTGATTTTATAGGCTGTTTGAGAATGTACAAAGCTGTACAAGGATTTAAAAACAGAACACTTAACAAACGGTGCATGTGGAGACGGTATGCCTTCTGTCGAAAAAAGCCCAATAAATCAAAGGTTTCTGCGATTTCGGCAGAAAAATGGATGTGTGTTTTTGTTTCCACAGAGTGGGTATGAGGGAACTGGTTTACTCGGGGGATAGGTTGTGGGGAACGGAAGATATACATTTTGGCGAAAGGGTATTTTTTCGCAAAAGAGAAAAGGAGTAAAGAGATGGTCATAAAAAAAGATGGTTGTGATTTATATGAACTAGAAAATGTATTATCACAGTATATTGAAAAAGATGAAGTAAAAACTTTTGTTTCAAAAATATGTGGGAATGAATATAAGCATAAAGAAGAGTATTTTTATGTAAGACAATATATGCCAGAGGTTCCAATGGGAACTGTATGCATGCTAATTCTATCTAAAAAATATTATATTAATATGAGATTGTCTACTTTATGGATTCTGTGTGTATTGCTTGATATAAATATAACAAAAGGTTGGGCAGTAGCACTTGGTAGCATGGGGGGAAAATTAAAGCAAATAGTTTATAAGATAAATGAAGAGAATGCGGAAAAATGTGTTTTATTAGAACTTATAAGAAGTGATGAGGGTACTTTTGAAAGCAAGAAAGAGTGCTTTAATAACCATTTTAGATGCAAATATAGAGATGATTGTGGTATGTGTATAATTGAAGAAAAGGATATCCTTCTTATAATTCAATCACTTATTGATAAAGGAATTATTACGAGAATAGGAAATACATATAAGTATATTTTTTGAGGAGTATATTTTGGATAATAATCTTAAAGGTTTATATAATCCTGCCATTTTGGGCATTTTTGTAAATGGGGAATATGATGAATTACACCATTCATTTGTCCATGAGTTTACACATCATATTAACTATATATCATCAACTTTTGGCATTCATGTAATAATAGAATTATTGGAAGCTATAGAAAATATGATTGATGGCTTGGAATGCGTTGGTGGAGAATTGAGAGGATTTTATGGAGCAGTGGACGGAACAACTTCAGAGCGAAAATCTCTTGGAAAGTTATCGGGCAGAGAAGTTCATAGAATACACCGATGGGGCAGAGTCTTTGACGGAGATGGACACGGACTTCATGCTGAAACGTTGGACCACATCAAGGTCTTTGAGGATGGAACATTCTAGGTGGTGTTCTTAGATGGAACGGAGATTGAATGTAAAAATGAAGAGGAGTAAGAAAAGATGCCGATTGGGAGTTGCAATTCCTGATCGGCTTTTTTCTTGCTTTTTCAAATAGTAAAAATGAGATGTCTGTGGTACAATAGCATCAATGATAAAATAGATTTCGAGCGAGGATAACAAAACAGAACATATTGAGAGCAGAATGATTAAAAATACTATAAATTGGGGTTGAAGGAGGATAATAAAATGTATTCAGTTGATGCAGAGGATGCACAGTTGTTATTAGGATATACAGACGTTTTTTCTGATGAAATGCCGAATTTGCAAGAAGAAATCAATAACATGAATATGCATAAGGCGATTTCTATTATTTGTGAATTAATTAGAGTAAGAGATGCAATGCTTGATCCGGTACGAATTTTTTTTGGAGAGTTTAGAATTCCATTTGAAACTGTATTAAAGAAAGAGATGTGCGGTATTATTCCGAAATCTCCAGAAGAATTATTTGCAAATCCATTATTAAAAAGAAAAGTACATATTATTTCGGTTCAAATGTTGCTTATATTACTCAAAAAATTTGTTCAATTTGGAAATTATGAAACTATATGTGATACACAATATGAAATAGTACAAGAAGATTATAAAAAGATTATTCAATTGCAATTAGTAGTGGCAGAACAACTTAATCAGAAGCATTCAGAAGAATTTGATAAAAGCCATTTTCTTTATTCAACGTATCATCTGAACTATCAGAGAAACGTTGCACATGAATTCCTAAGAATGTATTATATGATGGAAAAAATTAGTAGGGATATAAATAATTTTGATGCAGATGTTCAGAAAGAGTATAGGGATTATTATTCAGCTTTTACGGAAAAGTATCAATTTACACCTACACAATATAGTTTTTTGCTTTTTTGGGAATTGAGCATTTATTATAGTGATGTAAATGGGTTGATATATGATACAATGTGGCGAAATGTTGAGAAAGTTTATGGAAAAATGAAAGAAAAAGAACTGATCAACAAAGTTATTGGAGCATTATCACAACAGGTAAAAGACTATGCAACATGGGCATCGGAAAGTGAGAATCAGGAATGGGATTTTAGTAAGTTCTTTGAATTTCCTTTTATCAAAGATGGTAAAGGAAATTATATATCGGTATGTGACATCACATTGAGAAATGCATTTTTTGAAAAGATTTTCTGGCTGATTAGAGATTGCTATCCGAAAGATGATAGTAGAGCAATGGCATTTTTTGGGAGACTTTTTGAAAAGTACATTCAAAATTTAACGCAAGAGGCTACAAAAGGAAGTTATTCCTATATAGAGGAATTCGCTTATGGAAAAACTAATAAAAAATCTTCAGATGCCTATATACGGAAAGATAATAATTTATTAGTAATAGAGGCGAAAGGATTTTCTGTTTTATTAGATTGCATGACCAAAAATGAAAGCGTTGAAAAAAATAATAATAGAGTGTTCGCAAATCCTATTATTCAGGCAGATACCTGTTTGGCTACTGTTATTGAAGTTAAGCCAGAGTTTACAGGAGTAGAAGATGCATATATAATTTCTGTAACAATGGATAATATTAATGCGGTTCCCGATTATTATAATGAAATACATAAAAATGTAGAAGCAGAGAAGAAATGTGAAAAAACTAAATACTACTTCAATTTTAATATTGAAGAATATGAAATGTTAATGTATTTAGTCGAGCAGCAACAAGATATTTTTGGCTTGTTGAAAGAGTATTATGAAAATGAAAAATTAAAACCTTTCAGTAATTATTTAAGACAAAAATATCCAGCGACTAAAATAACATCTTTTATGGAATCATTGTATCAGGAAGCAAGTGAAAAAATGAAAGATATGCTGTTTGAAGAATAGGAAATGTGGGGTAAACGCTATCCCCTAAGAGTGGTATAAACCTTTTCGCAAAAGGCACGACTT